CTTAAATAAGTATTTGCCTTAAATAAGTATTTGCCTTAATTAAGTATTTGCCTTAAATAAGTATTTGCCTTTAGTTATTGACATATAATGTATTTGCATATATATTTATTTATACATTATACAAGTAAGGAGGTTAATGTGAATAAATTTAAAAAAGAATATGTTTATGATGTTGAGGAATATTCTCAAGATACTAGGCGTTATAAGATTACATCTAATGTGAAACTGACTGATGAAGAAGTTAGAAATGCTTATGCAGAAATACAAGCTGAAAAAAATAATAAATTTAATTTAGCTTTATATCTTGATTGGTCTGATGAAAGATTTACAGATGATGAAATCTTACACAAAATTGATATTGTTGGTATTTATGAGGGCACAGAATATGGAGATGATTGCCAAGTGGATATAACAGGAGATTTTGAAGATGAGTAAAGAAAAAATATATGAGCATGGATTTGATGATAAATACATGGGAGATCATAGCGGACAATGGAGTGCATGGTTCATAAGTGATTTGCTTTGTTTGTTTAATGGTCATGTTGTATGCACTTCTAAGAACTATATAGAAGTTGCTACAGAAGATTATAAAAAGAGAATTTGCATTTATGTTGATAAGGGTAAATTCATAACTTATATAAACTTAGATGATCTTGATAAATATAGTTATACACAAAAAGATTATCTAGCCTTTCAAGGGTTTTGTAATAAGTATAATTTAAATTATGAGGAGTGGTGCGATGAGTAAATATTATTGGGAAAATGATACATGGGTTGATATAAAGCATGAGAATGGTGAAGTGTTTGATGCTAACTTATGGACTTGTGATATATCTGGTAGGCAATACATTTCTTTTTATGAAACTTTTAATGATGAAGATAGGTTTCGTTTTGGAGGTATATTGCCTGTGGCAACTTTTAAAGTAGTTCAGGAGGACTAATATGGAAATTAAATTATACGGATTTGAATTGCAAAATGCGATTGAACAATATCTTGAAGCTAGATATGGTATAAACATAGAGGATATGATTGACGAAGAAAATCCTATGTGGATTAGAAAAAAAGTACCGCAATATGTTTATAAGAAACATAAAAACGGAAAATATGTTAAATGTGAGCATGGTTTAAGGGTTGTTGATTATGATAAGACAACTTATAAAACTGAATATCATGAATTTAACGAAGATGATGAAATAGAAATTTGCATTAAAAACTGATTTGCATTTAGCTAAATCTTCTATTTATTCTTCTTATCATTTGTTTATTGATTTCTTTAAACATGTTGTTCTTAACAACTTTGTGTGACAACTTGAAGAAATCAATAAACTTTCTATGCCTAATGAATGGCGTAAATGCAACAAGCAGATCCAATCCTTCCCTTCCCTTAAAACCTTTTCTTTCCCACACTCCATATACTTTTGAACCTCTACCTTTCGGCACACCTCTAAATCTAGTATTTGCCCTGTTGCTTGTTGCAGTTTTTTCAAGATTTGCTATTAATCCCTTTTTTGTAACAATATTGTCAAATTTGTTTGTCCTATTTTTACCTTCACCAGCAGGTGACGGATACTTTTCCCTTCTTGCTGGCTCAACATCTCCTGTATAAATGTAATACAAATATTTTGCGGCAAAATCCTTAACTCTAACTGTTGCAGATAATTGATTTTTTTTAGGTTTAGCAAATTTGCTCATTATTATTGATGTGTAAGTAAGTTTTTTCATGTTCGGACTTAAATCAAATAATTTATCTCTTTGTGCGTTTACAACTTTAGCGCCAGTAAAATTTATACCTTCAGACATAACTTTTAAAAAATCTTTCTTTTGTAATAAAGTCATTTTCTTTTCTATGTCTTTCAGATTTGTTTTTATCTTAATATCCATTTATAAATTTGCCCAATATGATTTGCCTTGAAACTTTAGACCAAATTCTTTTGCTTTTTTTAAAATAGTAAATTTGCTTCTACCTGTAGATAAAGCAACATCATTTACTGATTTGCCTTTGTCAATATATGCTTTAAGTATTTGCCTTTCAAGTTTCATAAATTTTTATAATATGTTATTAACTCGTCAAGATAAAATTTGCCTTTCTCTAAATCTTGTATATTTTGGTCTTTATATTTGTGCCTATGTAAATACTTTATAACATTGCCTTCAAGATATGAAGGGAAATTTGCACCCAACTGTTGTCTTATATATTCCAAACATTCAACTTTGCCTTTATTGTAATGTGGCGGTTTATTTACCATGTCTACCATTTTTAATCCTCCTAGTTAATTCACGCTTACATTTAATTCTTAATTTTGGATTTGCCCTTTCGCTGAGTATTATCTCCTCTAACTCTTGATAAGATGAGTTCTTTATATAAAAGTGTTCTATTTTGTATTTGCCTGTCTTTCTGTCGTAATGCTTTACGCTTGGCTTTAGTTTTGTTGGCATCCTTAAATATTTTATCCCAATTTTTATCTATCTTTTTTTTATTTTCTTTTCTACGCTTACTACCCTTTCCTGTCATAATTTACCTTTTCAAAATTTGCATAAGGCAGAGAATTTGTAAGAGTTTCTTTAATTTGCATTATATCTCTAGGTATCATTCTAAATAATTCTTGCATACTAAAAAAGACAACATCTGTCTCTTTTTTGTGTGCATTTATCATATTTGCCTTTTCATCATCATAATCGCACACCAAAGCATATTTGCTGTGATCGTAATCATAACATCTAATTTGCGGTTCAAGTGCGGAATACCCATTTGCCTTAATGCAATCTTCTAAAGTTTCATAAGCACGATACATCATATCCAACATTTGCATTTGCCTTTTTCTTTGATCTTCTTGTAAAGATTTTCTGTATAACATTTTTGCCTTTTCAAATTTTATTTCCATATCTACGCCAACCATTTTATATATTCGTTTCATACAACCATATTTGCATATAAAATTTGCTTCAAACTCTCTAAGCTCTCTTAATTCCTTTTTAAATTCTTTACACAGTTTCATACAAAATTTTACATAAGAAGTGTGTGTAGTGTGTAGTCCTACGGACTACTACACACACAACACACTTGATATAATGTGTGTTACACACTTAACACAAAAGTTTACACAGTTTTTAATCTTCATAAGGTTTCATTTCAACTAATCTATATCCTTCTTTCCTATCGCTATCTTTGTCTCTTTTTGCGTGGACTATAACATTTTGTGCTTCTAATCTTCTAAAAGAATTGTCAATTTTATATTTAGTTAATTTTTCTCCAGTAGATAGAGAGCTAGTGTGTGGCTCTAATTTGCTCCAAGTAAACCAAACATCTTCTGAGTTATCTTTACTCATAACATACATAAGATTTACCAATTTTTTATCTATACCTTTTAAATATGCTTTATTATCAAATTCTTCAAAATTATCATTATCATCATCATCTACCTCAATCAATAACCCAGAAGTCATCTCTAACCCAGCACCAATCAGATTTTCTTCATGAAACTTAAATCTTTTCTTTGTCATTCCCATACCATCTTTATTCTTGGTCTGCTCAAAATTAACATACATAATGCCCTCATCATCTTTTCTCTTAACCTTAAACTCACCATCTATACTAGCATCAAGCACGGAAGAGCCTCTAGCTCTGTTAAGATTACCTCTGCCTGTATGATGCACGAGCAAGACAGCACATTTATATTCATGTATTAACTGATCTGCTGCTTTCACAAACTTATTTACTTCTTGAGCAGAATTCTCATCGCCTGAAAACGATCTCTGAAATGTATCAAATATAATCAAGCCAATATCTCCAGACTGTTCTTTTATAAGATTTATCTCATCTTCAAGCTTTTTATATTCATCTTCCTCATTTATTCTTGCACCTCTGTTCGATAAAAACATTTGTGCATCTTGCAATTTAGTATTTGCTTTCTTTTCTTCATCAGTAAAAAACAGCTTATGTCCATAGCTGCTTTGATGAAATGCTAAAAGTCTTTTACGCATACCTGAAAGACCTTCTCCTGCTAAGTAAATAACATTTGACCTATTTGCCTTACATCCATAAAACTCTGTGCCAGAAGCAACAGCGCACGCCATAGCTATAGCAATAAATGATTTGCCTGATTTTGGCTCACCAAATACAGTAATCAGCTTTTCTTGTTCAAAGCAACCTTCTATTAACCATTTAGGATTTTCTACATTTAATATTGCTTCTTTTACTGTTTGAAATCTTAATGAGCCTCTTGGTATTTTTTGCTCTTGCTTATTAATAAAAAGCACAAGTTCTTCTGGTGTCTTGAAATAATTGCTTTGAAGTGCATCGTAAAGATCATCCTTCTCAGCAAAGTCTTTTGGTGGCTCAACTACCTTAACTTTGCATTTTTGCCTTCTAAGATGCTCCGATAAATCATTTGCACATTTCTTGCCAGCTTCATCATTATCAGGAAAAATAATAACCTCTCTACCTTCTATAGGACTCCAATCGGCTTTTTGCCATGCATTTACGCCACCATGCCAAGTCACAGAGTCACCTTGCCAAATCTTCTCAGAAGCAACTGTAGCTTTTTCACCTTCATTTATTAAGATAGGCTTATCTGGGTATTGGTTTTTAAAATAAATTGGCAGTAAGCCGTCTGGTCGCTTCATACACCATTTACCATCGATCATCTTAGTAAATGGTGCATACTTTTGTTTTATTTTATGATTTTCAGGGAAACGCATAACTACAAAGTCTGGCGAATATCGCAGTGATATTATGGCTTCACTTTGTAGTTTGTGCATTTCTGCATTAGAAATTGACTTAGCACCAACAGAAGGAGGTTTCACTACGAAGGGTTGTGGTGCTAAGTCATAACCGCATAGGTTGAGTATATCGTTGACTTCCCTACTTTCTCTTTTTATCAAGTCTACTATACCACCACCTTCGTCATTTTCAAAATCAAACCAAGTGGCATTTTCTATATTTACTACTAGCGAACCTTTATTGCCATAACGCCATTCATCGCCTTTCTTGACTTTTGGCTCGCCTAGTAGCTCTAAGACAACTTGTGGTGCGATTTGCACCCAATCAACATTAGAAGGGTAAGTCGTCATCTGTTAGCCCATCTACTGTACCTTGTTGTGTCTGATCACCAACATCGACATTGTTTGCCCACTCAGGTATTACAAACTCAGACTTTCTTGGTTTAAAACCAACAAAATCAAAATTTATCTCAGCAGTTTTACCTAATCCAACCTGTATTGATTTTGCATCAACATATTTAAAGGTTGGTAGGTTTGGCTCTTTACCATCTTTTTCATGCCAAAAAGCAGCTAACATTTTATTAAAGGCAGAAGTTTCACAATAGCTAAATCTTTGCCAAAGTAAAGGTCTATCTGTGCCATCGGTATAAAGCCATGTAGACATAGCTCTTTTATAGGTTTCATCAGGTCTTACCCCAACTACCCCAAATTTATCATCCCATACAAAATCAAATCCAGATGTAGGCACATAAGCACCCCAGCCAGATTGAAAAGTTGCAGGATCAAGTTGTAGATATTCGAATTTAACATTCTCATCACCTACATAGAATTTAAGCTCTCCAGCTTTAAATGAAAGAAATGATGTAGTAGAGTCACCACTACTCATTCCGCCTAAGATATCAACCATAATACTCTCCTATTGGTTAATGTATAGATAACTTACCTATACTATCTAAATACTCAACTTCAAGTCTAAGATAGTTCCTCTCCTTGAAGTCACTAAAAGTCTCGTCATTAGCTATTCCTAGCAATGACAAAACCACATTGACCTGTTCAAATTGAACACGACAAAAATCTTCAAAATCCTCTTCATAAATTATATTCACTAGCATATCGTAATACTTTTTCACGATCTTTGCACAAACTCTCTAAAGTGCTTAGATAAACAGCTTCATTATTACCTTTATCTTTACCAGTCATTAAATAAATTGGCACAAGTGTTTGTATAGGTCTCCTATCATATTTAAAAATTAAGATAGGTATGTATTTGTCTTTTGCGGCTACGCACACTTGATTCCACCATTCTTGTTTATAAACAGACCTTTCTGTGCCAGCATATCTTTTGCACTCGATAGCAAAGTTATCCCAATAAATGTCTGCTTGTCCTTTATATTGTGTTTGATCTAAATTTCTTTTAACTCTATCTTTTGATCCTACAGACTTAAGATAATGATTGATGCAAGAAACTATACGCCTTTCAAAGTTATGACCTTTGGTCCTACTATTCACCATCTTTATAATCTAAGTAAAAGATATAACCTACACTTATAATTATGATAATAGCAAGACCTGCAAATATGTAATTACTTAGTATCATTATCCATCATCCTTCTCTCTTGCTTTTCTAACGACCTCTCACAACATCTGTCAATTTTGTTTGATATATAATTAAGCAACCTAAACAACATATTCTTCTACAGTTTTTTTTCGCTTATCATCAAACTCTATAACTCTTCTGCCTGATCTATAGCCTGTCATTATCTGACCATTTTTGCCTTCAATAAAAGTTATCTCATTATCATGCCTTTCTTTTCTCAGCTCTAATCTTCTTTTAATTACTTTATCTATATGCTCAGTCATTATTATTACCATGAGAAATTATGCCAAGCTTTATTAACATTTCTGTTGCTCTACCAATGTCAGTTCTATTAGTTGCAGCAAATACATTGATCGCATGGTGCATATCTTCTGATACCCATAATGCTTTTTTTGTTGGTTTCTTTTCTTCCATTTTATTTACTCTCCGTTATCAATATTATTATTTAATTAGTTTATAATCAAGTAAGGGCAAAAGGTAATACTCTCCAAAACCAATACTCTCATTACTTTTTTGCCCTTTTAACTGTTATCGTTTTCCTTCTGATACTATAAGCATCACTAGCAGGTATAACCCTTTCTGGTTTAGCTTTATAGTTAATCATTCCCCAAGAAACGATATATTCCTCATTGACTGCTTTACTGGCATTACCCATATCGCCCATAATTTGTGACTGGTGGTAATCCACCTGTTTTTCTAAGTCCTTTATCTTTTGCTTCAAATCTAAATATTGTTCTATGTGAAAGCTATCTTTTATCTCCACCACAGCTTCTTGATCTGCTTCTTGGTTCATAACATAAGCATCTCTGCTGACCTGTGGTGTAAAGTAATCTTTCTCTTTAATCCTACGATCAAAGTCTAAAACCTTTTCTGCTAACTGTTCTTCAAACTGATAGTCTCTACGATACACAAACACTCTTAGGTCTGTTGACTCAAACAAAATTATAAGCACACCAAAGTCACATTGAGTTGTCGACATAGCAGCTTTTAACTGCATTACTCCCAACCAATTAGGCGGTGTATCTGTTGCTCTAACAGAGGTGCATTTGACTTCTATTGGGCATTTGCCATTAACAACAATCTTAGTGCCATTTGGAATATAGATACCCAAGTCAGGGTTGTTTTCAATAACTAAGTTATCAGCTTCCGCCATGCCATCCAATGATCCCTCTAATGGCAATAAAGGATGCTCAACTTTTTCTGTGATTTCTGATTGCACATTAATAAGTCCTAATCTGCGACATCCTTCAGTCATTACTACATTCTCTAAAACAGAACCAGTAAGCTGACGATTGGTTTGCGGAGTTCTTATGTCCTCACCTTCGCTTGCTCTGATGCAGTTATGCAAAGCTTCTTGTTTGGTTTGAAAATGACCCTCATCAAATATACAAGGCACTAAAGAGTGCGATGCTTTATCATCTCTAGTTATTTTAGATATAACTTTTTCGTATGCTGTCATCTAATAATCCTATCTAACTCACTAACTGACTCTCTTACCAGATAAGTAGTTGGCTTGATGCCAACCTCAACACAGGTATCGCCAGTAATAAAATCTTTGTAATAAGAACCAAAAGATCGCAATGGTGCGCACAAAGTACCGCCACCAATAATATTTAACTTAATAAATTTTTGCATGTTTACCTCCTTACATTCAAACATATCTACATTATGCATAGATATATAAATGTGTCAATACTTATTTAAACAAAGGATTTAGGACTGGTATTTGATTAAGTTGATTAAGACACTCTTGAAAGGAGTCAAGCTCCATAGTGTCAGTAATTATATTTTTATTAAAAGTAAAATAGTTTTGCGAAGAAGTATTTGCTTGAAAAAAGATACGCTTATGGTCCTTGTTGAAAAACACAAAAGCTAAAATATCAGTATGATAATTCTTATAAACATTTGACATACTTCTGGATGGCTCACTAGCAAAAACATATTTGCCCTCTTTAGTTTCTCTTCGGCTTTTGACTTGTACTGTATATTTTGCATTTGATAACTCACACATTATATCTGCTGGGTGTTTGTCCTGTGTGGGATAAACGAAGTCGCAGTATTCTGTTAAGAAGCTTTGGACGACCAACTCACCCAAAGCTCCAAGTCTTGAATTACTCTGATGATCTTCCGATGTTTTGTTGCCCATTCTGGCACAAAGAAAGTTGTCGTGAATTATACAAACATCTGCTAGGAGTTTGCGTATAGTATTTGCTGTTGATTATTTCTTCTGATGCTTCTAGCCACATACCAAGCTTCATTAAAGCAATGGTCTTACGAAAGCCTAAGAAGCCTTGTAAGCCCATCTGGAATGACATATCTATTGCTACCATTCTGGCTCTCTTTGGAAAGGCTCTCCATCCTTGTAAGTGCTTATCTAAACCTTCCAAGACTTTATCTATGTCATTATTAAGTAGATACATAGCCTCATCTTCTGATATTCCATTCTTATCTAAACAACGACCTACGCCAATTGTGTCATAACCCAAACTATCTTTGTAGACTTGAAGAACTAAGCCTTCATGTTTTACCAGCATGTCTTGTATTTCTTTTTTATCCATCTTTCAAGCTATTTCTAGCTACACCTTTAAACTTCTCAAAGCTTCTATAACCACCTAATCCAAGCAACGCTAGAGTAAGTGATAATAAACCTTCTGTTTCTATTGCAGGCAATGTTGCTGTTGATCCACTAGCAACAATTAACCAAGATAGAAATGGTGCTAAAAAGAATGACCAAAAAAGACCTAAACAGCAAACCCACATAATCGCAGGTCTAGCACCTGATACAAATAAAGAAGCGTGCTTGGCTTGTTCTTTATTAACTTCTATTTGCGCCATATTGGCTTTATGCAGTTCTTGATTTAATTCGTGTTGTAGCTTTAATTTTAAATCTTTATCAGCAACAAATTTATCCAATATTCTTGTTATCGGATCAATTAATTTATCAATCATATTACATAGATGTTTTAACTATTAAAGTAACCAAAGAAGCTACTATAGTTGTAAGACCACCAATGAGCCAAATCTTTACATAATCAACTGAGCTTTGCAAAGCATCTGTCTTTTTGTAAATAGTTTTCCATCTTTCCTCGCACATTTTCTCATGCACTCGTAAATCTGAAGCAACATCATTAGCGGTCTTTCTAGCCATTATTCTTCCTCTTGCTCCTCTTCTTCGGTTTCAAGAGTAGAACTAAAAGCTTCTATTAATCGCTTCTTATGATCGTTGGTTGTAACCCACTTATCATAATAAGCTTGCAGACCTGCGATTTCTCGACCAACTACATTTAGCAAACCTGCTAATTCTAGTTGTTCTGGTGATAAATCTTCTGCTTTGTATTCCCTGTTATTAAAATTAATAATTACAGGATTTTCATTTGTGGTGTTTTCTTCACTCATACTTACTCTCCTAAAGTAATGGTTTCAGTTGTTGGATTTTCTAATTGTTCTATTTGAGAATCCAAGTTGCTTTCTAAATCAGCAACTGCTTCTTCGCCCATAGCAGCTTCAACCCAACCTTGCACCATAGCTTCTGTAACATCCGCTAGTGGTGTAAAGTTTTCAAGCTCTTCTGTGTTTAAAGATTGCGTGCCATAAGATGATGCAGAAAAATCTCCTTCACCTTTAGAAACTCGCCAATGCACATTATAGATTACTCCTTCATGTCCATTATGTTCGTGTGTATATACATCTATTGTTTTGCAATTCCAATTCATATTATTTCTCCTTTAAGTTTGCAATTTCACTTTTTAGTGATTCTATTTGTTCTTGTTGCTCTTGCATACCTTTTACAAGATGCGTAACAAGTTTACTATAATCCATTTGATAATAACCATCTTCGCCTTGATTTACTGCATTTGGTACAAGTTCTTCAACCTCTTGCGCTATCAATCCTTCATCTGCATGATTGTCAGCTTTCCAATTATAAGCTACGGGATTTAGGTTGTTAATTACATCTAATCCTCTTGCACTTCCTGTTACGTCTTTCAATCTAGCATCAGAAGATGTGTTGTAGGTTACTGCATTAGTTGAGCTTTGGTTGATTGAGCCAATTTGTGTGCTGTTTCTTCTAAATACATATAGTTCAGCTCCCCCAGATGTACCATCCATATTTTGTTGTATATTTACACCAGTAGCAGTATGTTGAAAAGACAAACCACCTACACCTTGATTTGATGTAGTTCCTATAAGTAAGTGACCATCCTTCGTGGCTCGCATAGTTTCTGCATCGTCTATTTCAAATCTTACATGAGAATTTGCTTTTGAATCACCTTCATCTGCTCTAAGTATAAGATTTCCTGACGAGGCTGATATTTCTGCAAAACCACCATCACTATCTTCTAAACGCATTACTGGACTTGCGGAATTAAGATGGAGAAGTTTTGCAGGACTTGTAGTTCCTATACCAACCCTATCTAATCCACCATCAACAAATAACATGTGAGTATTACTTGTTGATTCAACCCTAAAGTCTGCTGTAGTTCCATCTTCATTAAATACACTTGCTGATCCTGCTTGTCCTGAACTTAAAATACCATCTGACATTTTTATAGCGCCAGAAACCTCAAGAGCTTGAGAAGGACTTGTAGTGCCTATGCCTAATCGTCCTGAAGAATCAAGGCGCATTTTCTCAGAACCATCAACTTCAAAAGCCATTCTTGAAGCACTTTGACTAGCACCCCCATCAGCAGACAATGTTAAGTGTCCTCCACTTCCTGATATTTCTGAAAAACCACCATCACTGTCTTCAAGTCTAAATCTTGGTGTTGTTGCTGATAAATGTAATTCTCTTGCAGGACTTGCAGTTCCTATACCAACATTTCCGTCTGAACTAACCCTAAATCTTTCTGTATATGTTCCATCTTCTGCTGGTTGTATAACAAATGCACCATCAACCTTTGTTGAAGGCATAGCATCTGCTTCAAATCCTAATCTTCCATAACTATCAACACCACCAGTTATTCTATCTCCTCTAAAATCAATAAATGGTCCAAACCCAACAGCAGGTGTTCCTGAAGATGAGGCTTCTATTCTCATAACTTCTACTTCTGCATTGGTTGTAGATGATTCAAGAGCAACATGAAGTCTATCAGCAGGACTTGAAGTTCCTATACCAACATTAGATGTCGCACTATCAATTCTGATCTTTTCAGAACCACTTAACAGAAAGCGAAGTGATGCTTGATCAGTATTAAAAAAGGAAAAATTGTTAGTATTTGTACTTATACCTGCCCTGAAAAAACCACCATCCTGACAATTAGCTTCAAACCAAGATTCATACGAATCATTATCTTGCTCTAATTTAAGTGTTAGATTATCTGCTGTAGATTGAGCTATGTGTAATTTTTCTGTAGGACTTGCAGTTCCGATACCAACATTTCCTCCATTAAAGTAAGAATTACCATTACCTCTTAATTCAACAGTTTGTGAACCTGAAGAAAATAGTTGTAAGTAACCTTCATCTGCATCTCTTGTTAGTTTTGCTGCATCATTGCCATCATCAGATTCTCTTAGGATAATCCTTCCACCCTTCATTGTTAAGTCGCCTGAACTATCAATACGCATTCTTTCTGTTGATGCTGTCGCAAATGCTAAAGTATTATCTGCTACTCTAAAAATTGATGCATCACCTGTAGGTACTGAAATATTAGACCTACCAATAAAAGCGTCTGCTGTTATATTTCCTGCAACATCTAGCTTTTGTCCCGGACTTGTAGTTCCTATACCAACTCGTTGAGATGAATCTACTCTAAATGCCTCAGAACCACCTGTTGTAATCCTAAATGTATCTGCATCATTAAATCCAAAAAATGTATTTGTATCTCCTGCATGAATTATATT